TGCCCGTGAAGGGCGACGTCGTGACCGTGGCGGCCGTGACCAACTGGCGTTCGAGCCCTGTGACCCGCGTGATGGGGAGCTCCGGGATCATACCGCGTAGCCCCGCCGCCGCTGGTTGGCCACGCTCTGGGTCGCAATCCGCGCAATCTCCGGCAGCGCGGCGCGCAGCTTCAGATCGATCTGCTCGGCCACACCCATCTGCGCGCCGCGCGCGTCGATGGTGACCGTGACGCCCCCGTCAAGGCTGCTGCCCCGCCCGTACGCCACCGCCTCGCGCCGGTTCAGCACCCGCTCCCCCCGCTGCAGGATCGTGGGCACCTCGTCGGGACGAAGGCCGGCCCAGCCACCGGCATGCAGGCGCGGTGCCGCTGCAAAGACCGCGGCGGGAACAGCCCGGCTGTGACCCGAGAGCCCGACCATGCCACCGGCATGCGAGACGGCCGCCGCGATCGTGCCGCCCCCGCCGAAGATGCCAGAGAGGGCATTGGCCAGCGGTCCCAGCACCGCGCGGCGGAAGGCCAGCACGGCCAGATCCGCGAGGATCGAGCGCACCAGCCCCTTGAAGTCGAGCTTGCCGGTCTCGACGAAGCTCCGGAAGGCGCTCTCGGCCCCCGAGAAGGCGCCGGTGAGGGTCTCGCCGAGGCCCTTGCCCCAGTTCAGCGCCTCGGTGGCATAGATGCGCAGCGCGTCCGAGACGGCGCGCCAGCCGGTCACGATCCGTTCCGCAGCTCCACCACGCGCACCGCCCCCGCCGCCTGCCGCATCACCGGCACGCCCCATGGCCTCGGTCAGCCGATCGGCTGAGACCGTCGCCTCATCCAGCGCGGCCGCGCCCTCTTCGCCGGTGCCCGCAACGGCGTCGCGAAGCGCGCCCCAGGAGGTGAGCGGGGCCGTCGCGCCAGTAGCGAGATCGGTCGCGGCCTGTCGATAGGTGTTCGCGGTGGCCAGCGCCTCGGTTGCAATCGCGTCGAGACCGAGGTCGGGGACCGTGAGCGGGGTATCCTCGAAGGCGCGGCGGAACGCCTCTGCCGCGGCTGTCCCCGCATCGGCCGAGGCGCCTGCAAACGGGTTCGGGATGTCGCCGAGACGGATCTCGCCGATCTGACCGAAGGGGATCTCGAGGCCAACGGCCGCCAGAGCGTCCCGAATGCGCCCCGTGAAGGCGTCAATCCTGCGGATCGCGCCGTTCAACATGGCCTCGATCCCGTCGAGCATGCGGTTGGCCGCCGAGAAGACCAGATCGCCGATCACATCCGGCAGGCGCGACCAGATCTCGCGGACGGCCAGAAGCGCGCCCTCGAAGGTATTGGCGGTGGTGTTGCCGAAGGCGACCACACTCTCGATGGCCCCGGCCATGCCGGTCGCCGCATCGGCTTTGAGATCATGGAACATGGCGGTGGCCGCAGCTCCGGCGCTTGAGGCCCCCATCTTGATCCGGTCCCAGACCTCGACCGCGACGTCCCTCAAGAGGCCCATGGCCTCGCCGAAGCCGCCTGCGCCGGAGGCCAACCGAGTGAACCAGTAGACCAGTTCGCCTGCGCCCACGATGAGGGCGCCGATGCCGGTGCGGATCAACGCGCCTTTCAGAACCACGAGGGTCGTAGCCAAACCCCGCACCGACAGGGCGGCCGCCGCCATCGCGGCCACCCAGCGTCCGGCGAGGAAGGTGGCAAAGGTCCCGGCGTAGATGGCCAGTCGATCAAGGTTGGCCAAGACCGCGCCAAAAGCCAAGCTGATCGGGCTTGTGGAAGACGCCAACGCGACAAAGGCAGTCGCGGCGGCTTCCAAAGTTGGCGCCAGCGCCGCGGCGATCCGGTTGCGCACGCCAGTAAACACCTGCCCGATGCTGACCAGCGCCAGTTCCGACCGGCGCAGGGCGGCGATGGCATCCGCGCCGAGCACCGCGCCAAGGGCCTGTGCCTGCGCGCCAAGCCGGGTCATCTCTGCGCCGCCGTTTTGCAAGAGCGGAATGAGCCGCGTCGCATCCGAGGCCATGGCCTCGAGATAGAAGGTCATCTCCTGCTGGCGGACACCCGCCCGCTCGAGGCTGTCGACATAGAGTTGCAGCGCCTCCGGCCCTGAGAGCCGGGCGAACTGATCGGCCGTCACGCCAACCCGCGGCGCGATGGTCTCGAAGAAGTCCGCCATCGGCCCGCCGCCCGTCTGCAGGAAGTCGCCGACGCGGTCGTTCACGTCCTTCAGGATATCGGCGAGCTTTTCCTGTTCGATGCCGACGGTTGCAGACGCCGCCGACCAACGTTGGAAGACCTCGGGACTGGCATTGGCCACCTGGCTGAGCTGGCCGATCTCGTTGGCTGCCGCAACAGTCGAGCGGGTCATCGAGACGACGCCAGCCGCAAGCGCCGTGGCCGCAGCCGCAGCCGCGATCCGCGCCCGGCGGGCAAAAGCCGCCATGCGGGCATTGGCCTGGTCCATCTCGCGGCTGAGACGGCCGAAGCCGCGGGCACCCGCCTCGCCGACGCCTTCCAGCTCGGCGCGTACCTCGCGGCCGCCGGTCGCGGAAAGCCGGACGCTCACACGTTTCTCTGCCACAAGGCACCCTTGCAAGATGTATCACGACATGATACATGGACAACATGATCGTCAGCACACGTGGAAAGCTTGCCGCCGGAGCGGTGCGGGACCGCTTTGGCAAAGGCTTTCCAGCCGGCCTGGTCAAACGCACACGCGCCATGCTTTCGGCACTGGATGCTGCGGTCGTTCTTGAAGATTTACGGTTTCCGCCGGGCAATCATCTGGAAGCCTTGAGCGGCGACCGCGCAGAACAACACTCGGTGCGCATCAACGGACAGTGGCGCATCTGTTTCATCTGGACTGATCAAGGACCCGCAGAGGTCGAGATCGTCGATTATCACTAGGAGCGCCCAACATGAGCCTCGTGACCAACCCGTGCCACCCCGGCGAAGTTCTGGCCGAGCTGTATCTGGCACCGCTCGAGATGAGCGCCATCTCCCTTGCGGCAAGGCTCGATGTGCCGCGCACCCGGATCGAGCGCCTCGTCAAAGGTCAGACCGCCATCACGGTTGATACAGCCATGCGCCTTGCCCGGTTTTTCTCGACCACGCCGGAATACTGGATGAACCTTCAACGCGCCTGGGACCTCGCGCGTGCCCGCGAGACAATTGACGTCTCAGGTATCAAACCCCTTGAAGCAGCCTGACCCCGACTGCTCGTTGGTCTTGCGCACCATCACCGCCTCGATGGGCGGCAGAAGTTCCGCGAGGATGACGGGCGAGAGCCCAAGGGCTGCACCGAGTTGGAAGGCCGCGCCCATGTCCCAGCCGAGGACAGCGCCACCGCTCATGCCACCGGCCACGCGAACTTGACCACCAAGGCGCTGGACGAGGTCCCAGATCTGCCAGCCTTCAAGGCTATGTGGCGCGTGAAGGCTGCGTGGGCATTCGGCGCAGACCGATGGACACGCCGCGCAATACTCACCGCCCCCGCCGAACTCCCAGTCGGCGAGAGCGGTCAGGCGTTTTTTTCGGCGTCCAGGATGAGCGCGCCAGCGATGTAGCGTGTCTGGAAGGCCTCGAAGATCGGCCAAAGCTCCAGCAGCGCGTCGATGCCCTCTGGGGTCAGCGCCAATGGCTTGCCGTCCTCGTCGCCGACGCCGTCCCAGTCCTTCACCACAATGCGCGCGACGGCCTTCGCCACGATGCACGCGAGATCGTCGTTGGAGGTGCCGGTTTCGGCATCAGCTGCAGCGGCGACGATCGTTGGGTCGCTGCGCGCAGCCAACATGATGGCGGTGGTCAGCGGCTCCACCAGCAAGCGGACACCATGGCCGAGATCGAGCCAGCGGGGCTCGGTGGAGAGGTTCAAGCGCAGCATCAGTAAGCCTCTCGGTCGTTGATGAGCGTGACGGTGCACATCCGACCCACCACAGGATCGCTTGCCGCCTGCCAGTCGAAGGTGGCCTGCACGCCCTGCGGGCCCGAGATCTCGATCCGCGGGCGTGGAAGGTAAACAGCGTGGGCGGTAACGGTGAGGTTCTCGCCCGTTGGCAGCGTGTAGGAGAACTCCAACGCGCAGGCCTCGCCATTGATCGCCTGCGTCACCAGCGTCTGTTCGGCAAAGCGCACCACGACATTGCCGGTCAGCGCGGCAATGGACGGGTCAGCCCCGTCGATTTTTCCGTCGGCACGGATCGTCTCGATCCGGTCGAGATTGTTGGCGTAGGTCAGATCGGCCGAGACGACATTGCCGATGTTGGCCCCGTTCCGCAGGATCGTGCCGTTGAAGTGCCCGAAGCGCTTCAGCGCGATATTCGCAGGCGTGCCCGCGGCGGTGCTCGTGGCAATCGCCTCGCTCTGCGCCACGATACTGGCCGTGGCCGTCAACAGCCCGGACCGCGCCATCTGCCAGCTGAGGCTGTCCACCATGCAGCCGGAATACATCGCATGGCGCGGCACCTCTGGCATGGCCGTTTCGACCGAG